TTAACCATAGTTGTGGTAAATGAATCATTGTCGTTTAACGATTCAATCCAATCATGCAATTCAATTTTTGCTCTTTCAATTCTGTTTCTTGCTCTTCCTACTTGTTCTTTATCTTGATTAGACTCAAGGCGAAGCATTGTAGAAGACGAAATCTCAAAGTCATAGCCGAGTCCAACAATGTTTTCTACTTTTGCATCAATTGCAGCATGGTTTGCAAAAGAAGTATCATAATAATTTGCCAACTCATATAGATTCCAGGGTGGTGTAATTACATCAAACAAACCATAAGCATTTCTGTATACAGAACCAGGATTAATTTCTTTTGACTGTGCTCCATCTATACCTGTTGGTTGTGCTTTAGCATTATTCAAATACCCCGTCATATTTTCTGGAGCAATTGCCTTTTCTGCAAGTCTGCCCGCTCTACGTTTAAAGTTATTGTCTAGGCCGACCAAATTTTTAAGTTCAGTCCAAGATTTATTAAATGGGTCATCTTCTTTAAACTGCTTAAGTACGTCTGTTGGATTGTCAATGCTTGCATTAATAAAAAAATCTTGATCGCTCATTAGTCTTGTGCTCCATATTTCTTAATAGTTTGTTGTGCATCATAGACAGACCCCATATCATTAAGATTAGGTATCAATCCTTCACGCATCCTTTGTTTTTGTTCTTCATACTCTGAATCAGTAACACGGTTTAATCCTGCAAAAAATACAGCCTCGCCTTCTGGTTCGCCATAATGGGCTGCAGCATCTTTTAACTCTGCTATCTTAGAAATATCACCTTTCATAGAAGGTATATTTAAAATATTACCCTGTCCATCAGTAAACCATTTTCCATTTTGTTTTTTCCAAACATATATACCCCAATCGTACATTTTGTCGATTGCTTTAATTTTAGTTTTGCCAATTTGGCCAGGGATTTGTCTTTTCATTACCACCAGTATACCATATTATACTGCTGACGAGGTTGTTTGTTGCCAGAGAATGTTCTGATAGATATTATATTCACACTGACCAATACCAAGAATCTTGTCTGTCCCAGTTGTTATTTTATTAGTCCCAACATAACTCCTATAAACATCTTCTGGGTCAACCCCATAGTAACTGGTTGAAGACTGAATTAATACACCGTTCCACAAGAAATATTCTGGTATCCAATATTCCCAATCTATTGTTAGAGGACCAGAACGCTTTACCCTAAACCATGGCCTTGTTGATATTTTCTGAACTGCCTGTAGATTGGTAGACTGATAATAAGAAATATTATTAAATAACATAGGACCATTTAATTTGATCGATCCGTATGAGCCAGAAACATCTAGTAGGTTAGAAAACGATATTCCTAAAAATGCCCACTGTTTAATTGTTAAGACTGGCTCTCTTACAATTTTGCCATTTAAATAAAATGCTATGTCATTTTCAATTCTTCCTGTAAGAACATTAATTCCATAAATTCTTCCTCTTTTGCCAGTCTGATCATTTGCAACAATATAAAATCTTATATAAGAATTTTTTGCTTCTATTTCAAAAATTTGAGTTGGTGCATAGGGGAAATAGTCTTCGTCAAAACGCAATGCTGTTTGCATAGCAATAATCTTATCAAAATTATTTGTTTGATTTTCGTTAATTGGAATCAATAATCCTCTATTAATAAATGGATCGTACTTTCCTCTTATTTGTACCCCGCTAGTTCTTGTTAAATACAAATAGGGAGAACTTTGTTTATAAATGCTGTAAGGATTTTTGCCTTTATAATTGTAATAAATTCCAGATTTTTTATACGGATACATTTTTACAAAAGGACTTGTCCCTATAGGATTGTTTGAACTATTAAAAGATTGAGAACAATATTCTAGTTTTTTAACTTTAATTTTATTTCTTAAAATATTTTTTACTTTAATTTCTAAATGAGTAACTAAAGATAATTTATTAAAGTCTACATTAGATGGAGGATAAATAATCATATTATCAATTACCTCGTACTTAGTAGTTAACCAATTGCTACCTGGCTCCACCGTTCCTTCTTTTGCTGCTGGCTCAACGTTTTGAAAAAACGAATTGTTTTGGGTTGCTCCCGCTTTAATATATTGAAAACTTACAAAAGATCTTACCAAAGCATCTGTCGTATCATATTTGTATGTTCTGGTTTGATTGTATTGCAGATTTTCATAATCTCTATATCCTGTAAATAAAAAATTATCTAAAGATTCATAAGTTCTTTTCCTTGGATAGTTAAATTTATTGTATAGTTGTGCATAACTCCATTCTGTTGGATCGGTCTCTATTTCAAAAAACTTAGAAGGTGCTGGATAATTAATGTTAAATTGTAAGAAATCTAAATCATAATACCTGTCTCCATCTTCATCATCAACAAATTGAGCGTAATATGTAAGGGGCTGATAATCTTCCCAATAACCGCAAGAATCAATGTCTAATTGATAGTCGTCAAAATATCTAGAAGCAACTAATGTGTAACTTGCTGTATGATCTAAAATTTTATCAAAAAGCATTGCGCCTGGCGTTCCTCCGTCAAGAACATACTCCCATAACTCTTGATTATATTCAGCACTATCCGCATAAGCAGTCCAAAACTCTTCGTTATAATTTCCGCCAGTATAACCCTGATAGTCTGCTGGTAAACCGTCTGATCCAAAGGCTGATGATATTATTGAATAATTTCTTGCATTACATAACGCAATTTTATAAATGTGTCCATTGAACCATTCAGAGCCATCTTCATTATTTCCAATATAAAGTTTACACTGTGATATATTTCCAAACACGGACGCTACCGAGCCACCAAACCAACTAACAACATTGTCTATATTAAATCCAGCATAAAACTTTTCTCCAATTTGAGTTTGATTGATTAGACCGTCTAAGTATCCAACGTAAGGACCGTCGTTTTCATCGGTAGCAAATGGATGTGTAATGTTTTTAATTAAAACATTATTAAACTTTACCGAATAAATAACTTTATTGCTATTTGGTCCTATATGAACGTGAAAGTAATTACCGTTTGGATCTACAAGTTTAAACAGCGTCATATCATGAGTAGACGATGCAGTTCTTTTAAATACTCCATAAATAGTCTTTACTTGTTGTCGCAAAAAATTTAAATCATTAAAATATAATTGAGCAGTATAAGAAGAATTTGGTCTTATTTTAAAGTAGTCATCGTCAATCTCTTGTGGAAGGTTTGAGTTAGCAACAAGCCAGTTTTTATAGTTATCACTTAAATTATTAATTAAACAAGTTGGAAGGTTATAATTTGATGTTGACAAAAAGTTTTTTTCAAAAGATAAGTTATCGTTTATTCCTTGATTCCAATTACCTATATCGGGGTAAACGTAGTTATTTGAATAATCTGCAAATGCGTAGTCAATAAGCAAAGACTGACCACTATATGCGGTATTTATATTATCTGGTGCTTGAACGCCTTGCCCAAAAACAAACCTTCTTTTTGCTACAAGATTAGAAACTTTATATGGATATATTCCAACACAGTCTACTTCTATAGGAGAAACGTCGTCGTATGACCAAAAACCAATCCATTCTTTTGTAGAATTAAAGTTTAAATCAGAATTTTTATATGACAAAGACAGCACCTCTTCTCCGTTTATATAAAGTTTTGAAACATTATCTAAATATAAAATATTGACAAGCATTGGTCTTGTCCATTCGCCCACATAATGTGAGGCTGAATTATTTCCTATTTTTAAAATTAAGAATGGCCCATTTACATACAGACCACTATCGTTAACTAAACTTCCAAATATTTTTTTAGGCGTTGTCGCATCACAATTTAACCTAAGCCACATCTCTATCGTGTAAGTTCTATATTTGCCACTATCATTTAAAAATCCTTCAGATGGAAGAATCAAAGATGGTTGACCATTGTTTGGAGTTATTACTGTGCAGTTTGATGTTCCATAAACCATTGGCGCACCAGTATTCTTAGCAACAAGAGAATTGTTCTTAACAATATAGTAACCATTGTTTTCACTTAGCCCATACGATCTTGCTGGATATCCATATGTTACTTCACTAAAAATTCCTTCTGGAATTTGAACTGGAGCAACGCCCAAAGATGTTGAGGCAAATTCTTCAGACCATTGGCCTAATGTAAATCCGTTTACTAATATTGTGTTTTCGCTAGAGTTAGAGTATCCTCCAAGAAAATTTGCTTTAAATACCAGTCTCATCTCACCACTAATGTTTGGCACTAAAAAAGAATGAGAAAGAAACATCCATTTTTCCATTATGGTTATGTTAAATATCTTTGTCTTTTTTACCCAGTCGCCCAATGGCACATCATAATACTCATAACCAATCTCGTAGCCTGTTATATACGCACTATCAGAATATACATAAACACCTACACAAAAGGTTCCTAGATCTTTATTAATGCTAGAAAAGTCTAAAATAGTTGGACTGACACATGAAAAAGAACCGCTATCAGATGCAATTACATCGCCAGATATTTTGGTTACACTGGAGTTTATAAAAGGTTCTCCAATAATTCCTAATGCCTGCTCAATTGAACAATGTTCTGGTGTCCAATTATAAACGTTTCTCTGTGACTCAGACATTAGAGATAAATAGTCGGCGCTATCGTCTAGGGACCAAAGGGCAATAGGGTGTTCTGAAAAGGCCTTTTCTGCATAGAGGTTAGATTGAATAGACATTGTAGGTCTATTTTATCATACTACGAGATTTTTATTTCGCAAATATCTGTCGTACAATACATTTCGCCCTGTGCTTCCAGATTTTCTGCTCCGTCATAAATAGCAGACCAATCAATCTTTTTGATCTGACCGATATACGAATTATACTCTTTCTCTGTGATTTCGGTGTATGGTTGTTGCGGATACACTTTATTTCCCATGGGCAGAAAAGATACTGCTTTTAATTGTCCCTCGTACATGTGAAGTGCGGGCGCAATATGCTTTGTTTCAGTATTTTTGTCAAATGACAGCGTTACAGACACGCCATTATCTGACCAATATTTCTGAGCAGTAGCAGCAAGCGCAATTTTTTCAAACAATGTTACATCTTTTTCGGATCTTGCGTGACCAGAATGAACTGGGAAATATACGACAGTTGTATTCGCAGATACAAGGTCGTCCTCCATCTTATATCCTGCAGCCTTGAACAAATGAATCATTGGGTCGGTATTCCCAAAACGAATTGCTCTCAAAAAATAATTACCTCCAGGTGCCCAGTGAACTCCAGGCGTTGCGCCAGAAAGAATTGATACAGACCCTGATGGTTTAACAGTTGTGACTCTAATGGACTCACGAACGCACAACCATTCAGAATACGAATGATCATATTTACGAATAGTCTCATATCCTTCGTCCATCCATTCACGCACAACAGGCAAACCAAACTTGTCTGAGAAGGAGGCAATACCTGTAAGAGATGTGCCAATACGACGATTACGCTGCATAATTCCATTTGTTTGTTGCCAATGGGTTGGTATCAGAGTTACCGTCTTACCATAGAGGTATGCAAACTTGAGTGTGCGGAGAAAATCTTCCTTAGACTCATGACGATTTAAATGTACCTCGACCAAAGTGCATAGTTCATATGATTCCAAAGGTTGTTCGGCACATGGATTAAAGCCCATAACACGATAGTCTTTGCCATCAGCAGGATCTTTTAAACGCCCGTAATTTCTTGCCACGTCTAGCCATATAAAACCAGGTTCTCCGTTATTAGCGATAAGGTCTACATAGTCTTCGTACTTTGTACCTACCGTCGCAGAAACAGAGTTATTAGACATCCATGCCCAACCTGGTTTTTCTGAATCAAACGAATTTCTTTCTGGAAAAACCTCAGAGTTTTTAAGATTCATAAAATCTTTATCTTGAGCACTGCCTAAAGCCAGAGTTGCAGATCGTCTAACATTTCCTGATACCACACAGGTACCAATAAGGTTAACTATATCTACTATTGCACGAGAGTCAAGAGTTTCTCCTGCTCTACCGCCGATTACAGCCTTTATTTGCTTGTGGAGTTGTATAAGTGGTGCAGGACCGCTTGCCGTGCCTCCAAAGCCCTTGATAGGGGCACCTAAAGGCCTAATGAGGTCATAGTTAAACTCCTGGATATACATATTAGGCTTTAAAAATGAATTAATAACTAATCTAACAGACTCTGTCCATCCTTCACGAGTATCTGGTATTTCATATACTTGTGGTGGCTCTGTAGGATCATAAATGGGTAGATTTTTGTCTGCCCCAACAGTATCAAACCCTACCCCAACCCCCATCATAAGGGCATCCATAATCCAAGCAAATAATGTGCCTGGATCATTTCT